TGCGAAAGTGATACTATTGTACAGGTGATAGAAGTACCTGTCCCGTCCATCGTTATGAAGGACAGCGACAGGTGGTACAACCAGGTCTACAAGTTTTCTTTTTACTTGTTGGTTCTTCTTCTATCTGTGCTTTTCCTGCGGAAGAAATTAATCCCCTGATCAGGCTCCACACGCTTCGCAGTCCTCTGGATTATCAAAGTTACAAGTCGGTTGTTCAGCCGATTCAAGTTCTGCTACGAATTTGTCGAAGTCTTCCATAATGAGCGATAAATAATTGTTTGTAACCCACGAAATTGTGGGAGCATCGAAGATACAAAACGTATCTATAGAGGTTTCATTTCGTAATAGGGTGAGTATGCGTGCCTTACATCCCAGAGCCTTACATCATCGGGTGTAAAATCGGCAAATAGATATTCGTCTGGTGATGTAAACAAGATGAAGAGTACTATGTCGGACTCTTCTTTATCCATCGCTCTCTTGTTAGCCTTGAATGTTTTCTCACAAGTCTTTACACTAAGTCCGTACTTAATCTTTGTTGACTCTACTATAATGTCTGGGTCATCAGTAACATTCTTTGTTTCTTTTAACAGCGTAGACACTGTATATCTAGTTACCTCTGGTGTAACCTCAAAGTAATGACGGATAAGCAACTCACCAAGTATGCCTATGTACTCTGTGTAATACTCTCTTGATACTTCTCCCAATAATACTGATTGCTTTGTACCCTTTCTCTGTTTGTGAGTACCCTTATACCTTCTGCGATTAGCATCAATCCTTCTTAACGTAAGGTCATTGGCATATTCTTTTAGGTATGATGGGATCTGGTCTTTCATGAGAGTCCTTCAAGCCGCAGTTTATTTATGGTAGACAAATCATAATGCTCTTTACAATACTCGTAAAGATTCTTACCAAGCCTCATAGCCTTGGGTAATGTCATGCCCTCTACGGCCTCCTTCCATTCTTGTGGTGTGTCACACAGGATGCCTGTCTCTCCGTGCTTTATAACCTCCTTATATGGCGTTACGTTTGATGCTATGATTGCAGTACGAGTGAACCCTGCTTCAACTACTTTTAATTCAGACTTGCTTTTGTTGAACTTGGAGTCCTTCAAGGGGCTAAGGGAGACATCGAAGAACTTGTACAACTTAGCGTACTGAGTAATATCCACAGGGTTCATTCTATACTTTGCTTTTAACTTTTCTGGATAGTCCATCAGACCCATGCAATATAACTCATGGTCTTCAAACGTCATACCCATCTGCTCTAAATCTTTTTGATGTCCATTGGCTCCGAGATATCCAAAGCGAACCTTGTAGTCTTTAGGCATATCCTTTTCCCAATCAATCCATTGCTCCTCCTTTTGATGTATGGTATTCGGTATCACCCGGTATACAGCGGAAGGGTTTATGTCTTTCATTATCTCTACAAGAAACGCAGAGGGACTCCAAATCTCATCGGCTATGAGTATACTCGCCTTGATATCTTTTGACTGATGGTTCTTGTAGTATTCGTAAGCAGGATTATCCTTTGGTAGTTTCCAATAGTCATCGTTGTCTAATATAAGTTTGACATCATTGTCTACCAGATACTGCTTGAATGCTTTATGATTGGAGACGCTAAACCTTCTTGTCCCTACAAGGTTCTTGACCTTTTAAAGGTCGAACTCTTTAAGGTCATTAAAGTTTTCTATAAAGTGTATCTCCAGATCCTCCTCTTCCTTAAGTCTAAGGAAGGGTGTCATTAGCCGGTGATAGTTGATACCATTTAGGCCGTCAAGATAAATCAGCGTCATCATAATGCTCTAACAATGCGGCTCTTATTAAATCAAATTCTGTATCTATGCTTCTCTTATGCTTTCGTATGGTGTTATGCAGACGTTCAGCATCGGTACGAGCCTCACCACTGTTTGTGTGTAGGTCTTCGTACAACTCTATGGCTGCTTCCTGCATTCTTGCAGTCGCCAGGAAATAAACTTTACTTAATAGTTTCGTATCCATGCGCTTTTATTTTTGCTACAAAGGTGTCCTTGGCCACCGTCCCGTCGTAATGCGTAGACTGTGATGTGAAAAATCTAGGACTATCGTCATCAATATAACCATTGTTTCGTAGATAATCAGCAAGAAATTTACTGCAACAAATAGCGTTATCAACATCATAACGGCAATTGTAGTAAACATGAATAGACATAGACTCCATGTGCCACTTATCAAATCCTTCAAGAACCTTTTGGATTTTTTCCCAGTAAGTTTTTTTGTACTTTGAGCGTACCGCGTAATGCCTCCCACTGTAAAATTGATTAAGCGAAGGCGGCTTTGGTAACTCCAATTTGATTTCGGTGACTTCATCCACCCTCTAATATAAGTCTAAACTACTGTTCTTGTACGCTAAAGGAGTAAAACTTTTTTCACTACTACCAAGATTCCTAAAACCTGTACGTGAACTATTGATTTCAAGAACCACAGGATCATCCCAAGGTGTGGGTTGACCACCGGTCTCTTGGTTACGTTGTTTACGCACATGAATCTCTGTACGTTGGCGTATATCGTAGTCGTTTGACTGCGTTTTTCTATGAAATGTGAGGAAAGAATCGGCCCTATTCACGAACTTACCGCCGCCCTCAGTCATAGCAGCACTCGGTGCTACAGGCAATCCATCGGGGCCTTTAATTCTTTGAGCCTCAGTAACCGAGTGGGTGTTCAGCCACACTGCCATGTTGTTGTTGACACTAAAGGTGAGTAGTTCTGATGCGGCCTCGTAGTGATACTCATGAGAAGATAGTTGAGCGTTCTTTGATATGGTTGTCTTCAATGAGTTGTAAGGGTCAATCAGTATACCATCATAAGGCTCTTGTCGTATAAGTTTCTCAGCGAATACTATAAGGTCGGTGTAACTATACACTTGATTGTTATTTATAATCGTAAAATGTTTGTTCACCCACTTGTATGCGGCTACTCTTTCCTCATAGTGCATGTCACTAACAGGTACATCAACTAAGAACTCCATAAGCCTCATCTTAACAGCGGCAGTTCTGTTCTCGGAAGAATATATAATCCATCTCCAATTGTGTAGTACAGATGCTGTCACCATTAGATACAAGGCCATTGTAGTCTTACCTACATTACTGTGACCATTGATAATAGTAAACTCTTTCTTAAACAAGTAGTACTTATCTAGGTTTGTTAGCCCGGTGGTAAGTCCCTTCTCTATCTTACCTGTTGCGAAATCATTTATCCATTCCAGATCAGTGGCATCCGAAGATATAAAAGACATGTCTCCATCGTTGATACGGAACTCTCTTTTAATCTTGTTCTCGTCATCAATAATCTCACGGATAGGCATGGTCTTACCCTGGTTGATGCCGTCACCCATAGTCTTACGTGCTAGGTCTATGTCTTGTACATCTCTACGTACAAGTTCACGCTCCATAACACGCAGTGCTTCGTCCTCTTCCATCCTTCCTGCGGCGATGTATCCACCACACAATATGGAAGCACGTAAAAGCGTACGATGTTTATCTCCATCATCAGCCTTGCGTATCATGTGTACTACAATATCTAACTTCTCGTAGTCGGTGTATGCCTCACGCTGTACTACCTCTTGATGCTCACTGCCTTCTGAAAGCATTAGCCCAAACACATGAGGGTCTTCATTACTTACAAGGTCTGGGTCATAACTTTCAAAGCAAGCACGCGAAAGATTTATTCCAGAAGGGTCAACCTCTAGTCCATATGTTCTATCGAAGTAGGCTTGCAACGCACGGAAGTGATCACGGTGTCTCTCGGGATTTGTAACCTGTACAAGTGCTTTCAATCCGTCTCCACTCGGAGACGTCCAACAGGCACGTATGTAATCATCGGTGCCAAGTAATGACTTGTAATCCTCTACATCTATATGGTCAAAGTCCAATACTATTATACCGCTATGCCCCAGGATCTGGCTGTCTCTTCTGCCTTCAAATACACCAGAGAACAGTGCGATAGGCAGGGTTTTCTTTACATCCTTATTGCCTGCTCTAACTTGCTCGACCTTGGCTTGACTTTTTCCTTCACGTATACGTGTGAGGGATTCATCTAGTGTTGTGTAATGTGGGTTATCTATATCCGTTACAGACGGAAACATTGTGATTGTCTCACTTGAACTCATTGTCGTAGTCTTTTTCTTTGTGAATCTCTGAGTACCCTACTATCTCTTTGCTATTGATTTTGTATACTCTGAAGTTTAGTTTCTTGGCTGTAAGTTTTGTAAGGCCCTCTAAAAATTCTAATGCTTTCTTATCCTTATTCAAACCCTTAAGGTCTTTCGCTCTGCTCACACACTCTAGCCCTTTCCATTTATTGGTATACATTTTTTTGCCACGCTTGGTCTGCCATATAATGTCTACATTATAGTAGTGTATAGGTTGCTTCTCACTTAAGTCCCATTCCATATGCTATCCTGTCGTTGTACATTTTTATGTCATCTTCATACAAGATTTCAAAAACCTTCTTGGCCTCATCGCCTAGACTCCAGATCTTAGAGTTGGTAGCATTAGTTTTAAACAGCGGAATGGTTTCTCCAATGCGCTCACAAACATACTGCCAATCCTCCTCGATGTTTTCAACCAC